TATTACAGATGTCTAGTGATATAAATACCCTCAATCTTTCTGACGACGGTGATGGAATGGTACCTCTGAATGACAATCCAACAACAAACTTCGTGAATAATTCTCAATCACGTGAAGCGTTTTCGCAACCCGAAAAAAATGTGAGTCAAAGTAAACAGATGACAATGGATTCTACTCCCATTAATGATATTATGATGGATCCCCCAATGATGATGGATGAACCCAAGATGCAGGGTATGATGCCACAGATGACCGCTCCTCAACCCCAGGGTGCTTATGCCGCCCCTCAACAGCAGGCAGCCCCTGAGAGCAAAAACCCTCTCAACCTCACTGATGATCAAATGATCGCCCTCGTTGCGGGTGCCGCCGCTGCACTTGCCATATCTAAGCCTGTTCAAGATAAGTTGGTGACCTCTATTCCCAAGTTCCTTAACGAACAGGGGAGTAGAAGCATGGTTGGTCTTGCATCCACTGGTTTAGTCGCGGCTATTGTTTTCTACTTCGTGAAAGATTACGTCGTGAAGCCCTGATTTTCCCATCCCATGTTAGAATAAATTGATTTATCAATACCAGAATAATACGTAATTAAAGCTCCCACCGATAACGTCGCCATGAGCAAGGCATTCGCCTTAAGTGTCTTGCCCTTGTCAGTTCCATACTCCTTCAAGTCTTTAGCAGAACCCTTCCACAATCGGTTGATAACATATGTTAAAATTAGCCCGATCACACTCGTCGCAAAGAAGAACGAACGATCTACTGCAAGTTGTGGTATACGCCCAACCATCATATGGAATACATTAGGAATAACCACAGTCAACCATAACAGGTTAAGATGGTAATTGTTGATAACATTTGGTACCTGTGTAACACCATAGATGGCAATCCAGTACCCAATCGCTGTTGTTAAAACGTTTACCGGTGTTTTCATTTGCTATATATTGAGATTATTTATCCTGTACATGTTTACCACAGAACTCTGTCTTTTCTGGTATTTTTTCGTAAATACCCAAATTTATACACACGTCACGAAGTTCTAAATAATTATTCCAATATTCATCCGAGTGAGAGTATTCTTCAACAGTACAGTGAGCTAATTCATGGATAAGGACATGAAAAATTTCATTTACAGAACCATCAATACATAAAGTGATTTCCTCACCTTTATTAGTATTAAACCCAACAGCTCCATTCATTTTCTTTAAACCGGTCAATGGAATTTGATTAGCCAACATATGAAATTTAGGATGCTGTGTGTCAACTACATGCCTCCTGAGAATCTCGTATTTCTCTTTGACTTCCGCAAACTCCCGTGGTTCCTGTATCATTGCGAGTACATAGACATTTATAAGAAGAAGTATAATGAAAGCGATCATTTCTTATATACAAATATAAATTTACTATACAGTTCTGAAATTGGATTACCTGTAAGACCCTCCCACAACTCCAATTTGAAACCCAATTCCTCTAAATGTGTCACTAAGAGGTCTTTATACGCGACCGGTTCTGAACGCGGACCATCTGCATAGAATGGTGTGTCCACCAAGTTCACAAACAACTTCTCACCAAAACCTCCATTTCCGTGGTCCTTCATTAGAAAGAAATTACCCATATCATCTTTGAGAGGTGTTCTAAATATGATCTTCTCAGAATCTGGAATGATACCAATGAGACGCGCACCTGGTTTCGCCCTCTTTTTGATTTCCCTAATTGATCCAAAAAACTTTTCCTTTGTCTGGAAAATGTAGTGAAGTGAAAAGTTGTAACAGAGAATATCATATTTCCGGTTTGGGCAGTTGTGAATGTCACCCTCGTAGAAGTTTACCCTCATGTGCATGTTTTTGGCACGTGACTTGGCTTCCATGAGAGCTTCCGCTTCTGGGTCACACATACTCATATTTGCCCCACACTTATGCCACTTCTGTAGATCCCCTCCAAACCCACAACCAACATCTAGGATCTGATCACCATTTTTAGTGACAGATTGGATCAGATCCCTCTTGGCGTTGTTATGGTTTTTTCGGATTTCCTCCATCTTATATTTATTGAGATTCATCTCTTTTACTTAGGTTTGGATGTCAAACATATGACTAACTCTTTCGAGGGGTACCGTTACCCACAATTGTCCGCTCATTGAACCAGTTATAGTAGCCTTGAAAGGTCCACCAACTTTGCTCACATAATCGTTAGGGTTACCATTTTTATTAGGTTCCCATTCCAAGTCTGTCACGTTACACATGTCTGATTGGATTATAATGAGTTTATATGTCCCATCAAACCTATCGTTCTTTGACAACATGAACTGATAATCGTAATGACTTTTGCTCAAATGTTCCAACTTTTCCTCCAAAGTTTTGAAACTTGTTGTGCGAGATCCACTGTATTCCACACATGGACCCAAATTGTGAGACCGGTTATTTTTGCGAACTCCAGATTTACAAGAAATGCGAGATTTGGCAAAATCTACAATTCTCATGTCCTCACCAATTTTGTGAGAGTTATCTGGCTTCCATGTTGTAGCGTAACCAATGTCACTGAATGAGTTCGCCAAAATCTCTTCCCAAATAGTACCCGTGATTGGCTGACGTAACATCGTATGAAATGTTTTAATATTCTTCTTAATCATCATAACCAGGTTATTCATGTTTGATTCATTCCATAAAAAAGATTCAAGTGTCGGTTGAACTCCTATATGGAGGTGAACATGACATAAATTATTAATCCATGTGGAAACTTTGACAAGTGATTCTTTCATGTATCCAAATACACTTAAAACTTTAAGACGAGTAATTAACAATGGAAAAGATTATTAATGATGATATTCTGAACGTACTTAGGAATCTAAATGACGAGAGTGCACAAATTGTCATCGCTGATCCTCCATATAATATCGGGAAGGACTTTGGCAATAAAAGTGATAAACAACCCATGGACGAGTATCTTAAGTGGTGTGATGAATGGATTGAGGGGTGTCTTCGGGTTCTGAGAAAGGATGGTACTATGTTCATTTATGGTTTTAGTGAGATTCTAGCTCTCATTCTTGCTCGCATCCCCCAAACTGTAAACCGACGGTGGCTTGTGTGGCACTACACAAATAAGACGGTTCCTAAACTCAATTTCTGGCAGAGATCACATGAGAGTATCATCGTATTATGGAAAGGTGACAAAGTGTTCCACCGGGATGATGTACGGGAGCCCTATACAGACGGGTTCGTAAAGGGTGCGGCGGGTAAGAAAAGACCAGCTACAAAGGGTAGATATTCAAACGGTGAAATGACTACGGTGTATGCAGCTCACCCCAGTGGTGCTCTTCCAAGGGATGTGATTAAGATGCCAACTCTCGCGGGTACATCTGGAAAGGGAGAGAGGGTAGATCATCCAACTCAAAAACCTCTAGAATTGTGTGAGAAACTCTTAAAGTCCTGTAAACAAGATCCAGAGAATGGGTTTGTTCTCGTTCCATTCGCGGGATCTGGGAGTGAGTGTGTAGCTGCCAAGAATCTCGGTCTTCCATTTATGGGTGTTGAGATAAATGAAGAGTATGTAAAACTTATCAAGAGTAGATTGGAGACTCAAGGTAATTTGAGTTCAATGTCTTCTAATGAGATTGAAGAGGATGGTAACCAGTTAAACAAGTAGTAATAAATACTAGAACTTCCCATAAGAAACTTCTGCTTCTCTAGATTTGGTACACACTGACCAATATCTAAAGTGGTAAACATATCGTAGCCCAAATTTTTTGCAATGAGAAATGCATCTTTATATACATCCCCAACTATGTAAAATGAATATGCTTGGTTTATTACGTACGATTCATCTTTCTTTACATTTGGTATATCGTAGAAAGAGATGAATGTATCGTCCAAATCATTTACATAAGAGTTAGCTGGAAGTATCCAATGTTTAACCCAAATCTTGTCAATGACTGGAGCAATCTTAAATTGTTTGAAATGAGTCTGTAAAATCTTTGTAACTCTCGGAATATCCTTACTTTGCATCTTTCTAAATTGAGAAGTTCCACATACTTCAAAATATTTTTGTTTGGTTTTATTGGTAACTTTATAAAATCCAATGTCCGAAAGTTTTTTAACATTGAGTATACGATGCCAATATGTTGATTTCACTATCGGTGTAACAATTCTATTCTCCGCAGTTGCTATACCTTGCCATATATCTTTCATGTTTGAGATTCGTTTCATCTCTTTCATTAAAATAGGAACAAATCCCATTGTTCTAAAATTTTCATGAATACAAAGGAAATTAACTTGAACCATGTTCAGTATGTCTTCACATACACGTATTTTGGTAGGAACACTGGAAATGAACCCGATGAGCGTTTGAGTCCCATCATGGACAATAGCCCTATTCTCATAACCTGGTGACTCAGCTGCCCATTTTAGTGTTTCAAGTGAGTATTTGAGTCTAGAGGTTTCACTAGATAAATAATGTTCATTCAAAAATGGATGAGCCTCTTCAATTGAACACACCTTCCAAGAAAAGCCATCTGGAAGCTTCATGGGTTCTTCCACAATCTTCTTTTCTTTCTCAATTTCTTTCCCCCTTTCATAATTGACACCTTCCTGAGGAACAGGTTGTTTATCCCAAAATGTTCTCATTGGTATCTTAACACGTAATTCTTTTAAGTTGGCTTAAAGTTTTGGTATCTATATAGTGTATAATATGTCTCTCGAGCAGGATTACACTACCGTCCCTGGTCAGCTTTACGCGTGTCTATCTGTGGTAGGCCCAGAGGCTCCACAGAAGAATGATAAGTTTGGTATCAAGATTCGTGGTGCCTTTGCTAGTCGCGACGAGGCTGCCTCCCACGCGAAGCGTCTCCAGAAGGAGGATTCTACCTTTGATATTTACGTTGTTGATATGTACAAGTGGCTTCTCATCCCCCCAGATCCTCTAAAGATTGAGGATGTTCATTACACCAACGAGAAGCTTGAGGAGATTATGTCTGGCTATAGGGAGAACCAGGCTGAAGCCACTCGTCTCTTCAATGAGCGTAAGAGGGATATGATGGAAACGAAGAGCTTCCTCAAACCAGGTGATGAGAATTCTAAATTCTACACAAAGCCTGACGAGCCACCTATCAGCCATCCAGCTGATATCATCGAGCGTCTAAAGAAGGAGAAGCCCGATTCCCCTATGGAAGAACTCGTCAAGGAGGCGGATGATATCGTCACTAAGGAGATTGAGGACCGGCGTATGAAGCGTGAAGCTGAAGCTTCCACTGATGGTACTATCAAAGAATCGGAAGAGGAAGGTGAACCAGAAGTTTCTTCCGCTTAATCAAAAAAATAATATTCGTTAAAATTAAAACAAAATGTGGAAAATAGTCGTTACTATCATTTTGACAAGTATGTTTTTCGTTTTGTTTTTTGAACCATATATAAAATTTAATATTGATATTAATTCAAAAAACAAAGTGAGTACAACTGATGGATTTATAGAAGATACGAGGGATGCGTTTATAATGCCGAGATACCCTACTCAGGTTTTGGATCGTGATTTAACAGGTGAAGTACAGCCTATATACGGTGACATTGGAACATTTATACCATATTCAACTGATGATCATTGGATCAGTGGTTTCCCACATGAACCATTAGAGTCTCAATAGTTGAAAGTGCTGAGGCAAAATTAGAGCGTCGTTTACAAGAACTTAGGCGTACTTTAGAATAACAGGTTGCATAGTCTTACCCATGAAAAATCCTAAGAGGAATACAGCAAAAGCGATAATCCATGTAGATTTGTCAATGTTAGACAGAAAATCATTCTTCACAGGTTCTTGATATTGTTGCTGTGAGGGATACATCATTTCTTGAGGATGAAAATAGTATTGTTGATCTTGAATAGGTGTACTATCTTCATTCTTCTCATCCCGTTTATTAAGTGGATCATGGATTGGGTCGTATTCAATTGGATTTCCTATATCAGTCTCCATTTTTAATA